CAACTGAGTAAGCCAGCCACCAATGACCTCGTGCCGCCTCCGCTGCAGAAATGTTTGGAGCACTGTCTCCGAAGCATTCGTCGTGTAGTTCTCGGAGGGTATCGAGGACGTCTTCGTCTGTGCCATCGACCTCACGGATTTGGTATGTCAACTACCGCCTCGGCTGAGGTGATGTCCTCAGGCTTTGCGTCACGCCAGAAGCACGTGTGGTGTTTGTAAGCTTCCATCCACATGCTGTATTCGACCTGCAGCACGATCACGTCACGACGGTCCACAGCGATGCGGCTGTAGGCGTTTAGATCAACAACGCGGAAGCGTCGGCGTCCCGTCAGTTGTTGCTTAGACGTCATGGAAGTTGGTCTCGACGGTCACGGTGTTCGCACCCCGCGATACGGTCTTGACGATGGTGACGTTGTCGATGTTGTAGCGCCCGTGGTTGTCCTGCAGGTAATCGCGGGCGTCGGCCTCTGCAGCTTCCTTGGTCGTGAATGGGCCAGCGAACGCGTGGTCGCCCGGGGCAATGTGCCAGAACTCACCGAAGGTCACGGTGGAGCTTTCGCCCTCGATCACCGCGCAGGGGGATTGAATGTCAGTCATGCTGCTTCCTTGTGTTTGTCGTCGAACGTCTTCTTGAACTGCGTGCGGGACGCCTGATGGTAGATGACGATGCCTTCGGGGTTCTTGAAGCCGTCAACAGCTACGGAGCCTGTCGCTTGAAGCTCCCACATGATGTGGTCGATGACTGCCGTGCTGAATTCACCAGAATGGAGCACAGGCACCACCTCGACGCACGACGGACGCGGACGCTCTGCAGGCCACCGGCTGGTGTCGAAGAGAGCGAAGCGGCGCTCGTTGAGGCCGTAGTTGCGCTGGATGCCTTGGCCGTACCATTCACCGAAGTGACGACCTTCGCCCAGCTTCACCAACTCGTCGGCGTTCTGCTGGACCCAACCAGCGAAGCCGTAGTTGTCTGTCAGTTTACCTGGAGTGATCAGGCGCGTGCGGGAGCCTGCGTAGATCAACAGGCCTCCTACGCTGGCGGTGGGATCGGTCTGGACGACTTCCTCGTATTCGGAGCCTTCCAGCGTGTCAGGGTCGACGATGTAGATTTGTGCATTCGTGCCATCGAGCTTCTCGGTGATGACACACCCGCGAGAGAGCCTCGCGAGCTTGGGAAACGGTTGGAAGATCACTTACGCTCCATAGCGTCAGCCAGTGCTTTCATTAGGTCGTAGGCTTGCCCTTGGGTCACCTCGACCACGTCGGCCTTCTCACGTCCTGCGACGTGCTGCCGGATGATGATTGTCTCGTCGGCATTCGCCTTATCGCGCGACCACCAAACCTCAACGAGAGGACACCCGGGCCGCCATTGGCCACCCGGGGTCTGCACTGCAGGGTCTGCGTCGATGATGTAGCTGGTGCCGTACTGGTCAGTGGTCCGCTTCACGTCTTCGGCTTCGCCTTGAGCACTTCGTGCAGCATACCGCTGGCATTGAAGAGGACGGCGCACAGTTCGGTTTCGAGGTCCTTGACGATGGTCTCCCCACGGACAACCTCGGTCACCCGGAGGCCCCTGTGGAGTTTCCAGACGCTGAAGAAATGCCGGAAGAGAGACTTCATGTATGCGACCACCGGGATACCAAGCTGCCAGTTGTCGCTCTCGCGCATCGAGCCGTCAGGCATCTTGCGAGCCTTGTGCATGTGCTCGGCGTAGCGTTCGAGGACCAAGGGGCTCAGGAAGCCTTCGAAGTCGAGCTTGTTGGCGTCGAGGTCTCGGGTCGCTCCGGTGCCGAACTGGCGAACGCCCTTCTCGGTCTGCGGCAGCAAGTCGGAGCCTCGGGCACGGGCCTTGAGTTGCTCCAAGCTATCGCAGGGACGTGGGGTGTTGGTAGTGGTCACGTCGTATCGGTCTTTCTCGTACTGGTTCTGGTACATCACTGAATGACGCCCAGAGCGCGCAGGGTCGTCAGCGTGTTCGCTGCGGACGTATGGATGATGTAGGTGCCACCAGCCTTGATCCACGCGTCACGGTTCACCGCACGGTCGTCGATCAGAATGTCACCGGGCTGACAGAGCTTCGGCTTGTCCTTGGTCGCACAGGTGTGGACGACGGTGTTGACGGAGCCAGTGGCCCTATCGAAACCTTTGATCCACTGTCGCTTCTGCTCGTCCACACGCGCACCGTTCTCCCTAGGGAGCGCAGTGAGAACCCTAGGGTCCTTATGCTTGATATTGCCCCACAGGTGCCTTGCGTCAGGCATCTGATCAAGGTCCCTGAAGAAGTTCGGGAATTTGTTTATCTCTTCCCAGAACTTGTCTGGGCCCCAGATGAATTCGTACTTGTAGATGTTGTTGGTCTTGAGGATGGCTTCTGCCGACTTGTCGAAGTCAGCGAGCACACCATCCATGTCAACGTAGAGGGTCAATTCTTTTCTTTCAATTCCACCGGCACGACACGCGCACCTTTGATGTACCGCACGCGGCTATTCGCTCGATGTTTGTATTGAAACAAAATCGGGAGATTGCCGCACGATGGGTTCTGCTGCCAGCTACCGTTTTCTAACCGGATCGCCCACAACCCTTCGTCTGGATGATCAGGGTAGGTTAGGGTCGCCACAGGATGGGTTCTTTCTTCTTGTTGTCCCAATCTGTCCAACGCAGGATGCGCGCCAGCCGTGCTTGTCGGAGAGCGTCTGCTTCCGTGAGGCCAGCCTTGGCGTACAGGGAGACCACACCGGCCCAGAGGTCCGTGGTCGGCTCCTCTTTCCAACGCGTCTCGGTCTCGCCCTTGCGCTTGCCCCGCTGCATGGTGTGCTCGTACGGCACAGCGATGTAGGGCTCGTTGACGAAGGCTTCTGCGGTGACCATGCCGACCCCGGGGCACCCCGGGTAACCGTCAGTGATGTCGCCAGCGAGGGTCTGCATCAGGTGAAACTTGTCAGCCTCGTCCTCGGACACGTCCACAAGGTCGCCCTTGCGCCATACCTGGGTGGGTATGGTCTTCATGTCCTTGTCCTGCGAGATGATGATGCGTTGGGTGTCCTTCATTGGCATCGTTGCCAGAACACCCATCACGTCGTCAGCCTCAAGGCCTACGAAGTTTTTGCAGTTGTACGCCTCTTCCACCCATCCCCGCAGAAGCGCGTAGCATAGAGGCTTGCGAGAGTTGGCCCGGTTGTTCTTGTAGGTCGGGTCGACGTCGAAGCGGAAGTTCTTCTGCTTGTCCTGTTCGAAGTTGAAGTCTGCGGTGGTCGAGAAGCACAGGAAGTGCTCGCGGGTTTCGAAGCGCTCAAAGAACCTCTCGATCATTTCCTCGAAGACTTGCTTGGCCTTCCCGGGGTGGCTGGTGAGCACATGGATCGGCGGCTCGCGCCAGTCCACCTCACCCAGCACCACGTTCCATTTGGTTTCATGCTCGACGGCGGCGGTAGCCTTGAACAGCATCTCGTCGCCGTCGATCAGTAGAAGCTTCTTCATCAGTCGCGGACACTCTCGCGGTAGGCCGTCCAGTTGTCGACAGCTTCCTCTGCGGCGTCGTAGTAGGCTGCAGCGCCATCAGCGATGATGTCCTGCACGATGTTGTCGGCCTGCCCCGGTCGCGCACGAGCGTCACCGACGCCCTGCAGGTAACCTTGGTCCCACGCGGCATCGCGTTCCTGCTCGACCTGAGTGTTCCAGTAGTCGTTGGCTCGGTCGCGGGCGTCTTCGGCCCCGGCCGCGTAGCCCTTCTTCATGCTGTCGTCCAGCAACACGTAGAGATACTCGATGCCCTCGGCCTGCTGCGGCGTGGTGAGCGCGCGGATAGCAGTCTGGAGAGCTTCGACATTCATCGTGCGTTCTGCGATGCTTGACATTAGTCGTCCTTTTCGTTGAGCCATACGAGGCCCTTGCTGGTGATCAGCCACGTCTTGGCGAAGCGCTGAGCGCCCACCTTTGTGGAAATGAGTTGTAGTGATGCCGCCATCGCAATGACGTCGGCTTCCTTGCGCGCTAGGTCGCTCTTGACCCGCACATGCTCCCGCTGCACTTGCCTGAGGAGACGTAGGAGACGCCCTGAGGCGTCCCCTGTGTCTTCAGTGAGTGTCTTCCCACGTGTTGCCGACGACGAACTTGCTGTCGAGCGGGACACGGAGGCCGTACGGGACGCCCGCTTTACGCGCGCAGTCGACGATGATCTTACCGATTTCTTCTTCAAGGCCTTCTCTTACGCACAGTTGAACTTCGTCGTGCACCCAAAGCACGAACACGAAGTCTCCTGCCCATGGGTCATCCCAATTGTAGGTGTACCGGCGTTCGAGTTCTTCGAAGGCGCTGGCGACCCATTCCTTACAGACGATTGCGCCTGCGGACTGAATGAGGAAGTTAAGGGCGCTATGGTCAGACCGGATTGGAATGATGCGGCCATCGAGACCGATGACACGATTGCGTTTACCAACCTGTTCAGACAGCCGGTCCTGTAGGACCTTGAAGCCCTCAATTCGCGTGCGGAAGCTTCGGCGTACCTTCTTTCCAACCTTGCGAAGTTCGTCTTCGCCGGGGTTGTCAGTGAAGAACTTTGCATACACCGCAGCACCTGCGTCTCCACAGGACCGTCGAGCGTTGAGGAGAGCTTCGTAAATGATAGAGCCAGCTTTCTCGTCACCGCATCCGTAGATGTAGGCATAGATGAACCTCTTGCTTCCATCCTCGCGAAGAACGGTGTGGAGTTGGTTGGACTTATCGCGCTCGCCCTCGGCAAGGCCCATGACAACCGCATGTAGCCAGTGAGGATCGCCGCTGATGACCGTGGTGCAATACTTGCCGCCGTCGAGCGGGTGCAGGTAGTGAGCGAGCCCACGAAGCTCTAGGCCCTCTTGGTCAGCACCTAAGAACTTCCAAGGCACCATCGTTCCCAGCTTGCAGGACGACAAGCCCGTCCCGTGATAGGAAGTAGGCACGTGCTTGGTGAACAGCCTGCGGAATTCGTGACCGTAAGGCTTCTTCGCGCTCGGCACCTGTCCGAGGTTCGGGAACATGTGAGCCGCACGGGACGTGATGGTCCCCATGGGATTGATCACGCCGTGAATGCATCCATCTTCTCCTACGCTGTCGATCAGCGGATACTTCGAAGACTTGCCACCAACGAGTTGCGACAGTCGCTTGTTGACCATCAGAAGCGTCGGCAGGCCGTCCATATCGGGGAACAGGTTGCCAATGCTCTCGATGACTTCTTCGTCCATGGCTGGCTTGCCGCCATCCGTGAACTTCGTTGGTCGCCATCCCTGCTCGATCAGTTTCTTCGCAAGGTGATCTGAGGAGCCCGGGTTGAACTCAATCTTCTTGAGCTTGGTGCACGGATAGCCGACGAAGGTCTTCACCTTGCGGGTCTGCACGACACCTTTTGCGTTGACGACAGGCTGACCATCAACGTCGAGCTTCGGCTCCTCGGTGATCGTCTCGTCACCCCAATAGCCGGGGTTCGACCATTCCCAATCCCCGTTCTCGTCGAGGGTCGCCACTGCAGGCTTTCGATTTGGCTGCTTGGGGACGAACAAGGACTTAGTAGGGTCTGGGCTAACAGGCTGATACCAGTAGCCATATTTTTCCTTGAGCTTCTTTTCGATGACGTACTTCTTGTCCGTCAGTTCGGCTTGAAGCTCACCGGCCGCCTGCAGATCAAAGGGCACGCCCGCAATGTTCATGGCATCGCATACGCGGGAGATACGATGCTCAAGGTCCAAAGGCTTCTGCGGGTAAGCGTCCGGATTGAAGTGCTTCCACATGTCGAAGTTGGTGGCGCAGTCCTGCCCCATGTATTCGAACATGTCTTCGTTGAACTGACCCCAGACGAAGTTCGCAATGTCGCGCGGGTTCTCAAGGCCAAGCTCACGAGCTTTGGCTTCCATGATTTCCGCGTAGTCGCCCTTCGGGTTGCCGAGGCGATGGCCCCACGCAGCAACGCTGTGCTTGCCTTTGTACTTCGGCGGCAGCTTACCGGCTTGGATCAGGTTGATGTCAGTCGCCTTGATGTTCGGAAACATCGTGCGGCTGATGACCATCGTGTCCTTGATGATCGCTCCAGGTTTAGGCTTCCACCCCTTCAGCTTCTTCGCCAAAGGGATGTCGTGCCTGATGATGTTCTGGCCGATGATTACGTCGGCCTTCTCCATTTCGTGGAGAGCGTCGTCGAGGTCGTTCGGGCGATAGCCTTTGTACGAACCGTCGTCGACATTGGTGATACCGATGCAGTGGAAACGGGTGGCGTTAGCCAGAAAGCCGTTACTCTCGGTGTCCCATAGTAGTCGAAGCATTCTTCTCCTGACGCGCAGCGGTTAGCTGCTCTTTCGTGACCTTGAGCAGAATTTCAAGGCGGTGCCGTTGGTCCAACAGTTCGGCCATACCGGCCTCTACGCGAAGCAAACGCTTCACTTCGTCTATGCTGGGTTGGTCGCCAATGATGTAATGACCGTCCCAAGCCACGCTCACCATGTTCTGTGTTATCAAAACACAATGTCCTTCTCTTCGGACTTCTCATGCGGATCGAAGTCAGGGATTTCTTTGCTGCGGGTCGAAACCTCGTAGCAACCCTTCGCGATATTCCACTTCAGCAGATCAGCCTCACCAGTCTCTCCGGTGACGCGGCACTTCAGTGAACGTATCTGCGCATAGAGCTTCTCTTCCTCGTCCTGCTGGTCGCGTTCGAGCGCCAGCACGTTGAACGAAAGCTGCTCAAGGGACGCTGAGCCCCGAAGGTCATTGAGGCTGATTTGGCCACCCTCGTTGAAGTTCTTCGTCGAGCTACGCTTCAGATGCACGATGGCGATGACGCCTACACCGGTTTCCTTCACGAAGGACGCCAGCTTGGTCATCAGCACGTCGATATCTTTGCGTTCGTCCATCGTCTCAAGGCCTGAGACAACGATGCTGATATGGTCCAGCACGATGAACTTGCATCCGCTGGCCGCCATGTAGCGCATCATGGTCAGCAGCCGGTCGCTCTCAAGCGAACCGAAGTGGTCGTAGAACATCATGTTGTTGTGGATGACTGCAGCGAGCGCTGCGTCCCACTGTGCGTCACTGATGCTCGCCGGGTTCGCCATCAGGCTCTTGAGGGGCACACCGGCATGCAAGGCGCAGTAGGCTGCGACCGAGGTGTCGTTGTCTTCCTCAAGATAGATGTTGCCAATCTTCGCGCCGTGAGTGACGCGCATGTGGTAGGCGATAGCTCGGGCCAGCGTAGACTTGCCGATGCCTGAGCCTGCGCAGAGCGTCGTAATCTCCGCGTCACGGAGACCCATCCACATGCCGCTGAGCTTTGGATACGGAAGGTCGAGGCCTTTGCGTTTGGCCATGGCCTTCTTGAGCCGATCACGGGAGAACTCACTACCCTCGACGATGCCATCCGGCCGGAAGGGCTTTGCGTCCCAATAGGCGCGGATGATCGGCGCAGGGCCGTCTTCCATCAAGGTCGCGTTGGCGTCCTTACCTGGAACGCTCATGATCTTGACGCGGCCGACCGGCAGAAGCTCGCAGGCTTCCTTTAGGGCCTTCTGGCCCGGTTCGTCATTGTCGAAGCAGAGGACGATATGGTCGAAGCGTAGGAGCTTTTCCCAACTGGCGAGCAAAGCCTTCTTCGCTGAGCCTGAACCATTCGGCAGCGAACCGGTAGGATATTTGTTGTCGAAGACTTGAGAGACCGTCATGCGGTCTATCTCGCCCTCCGTAATCACGACAGTCTTGCCCTTCGCAGGCCATGACCACTCTCCTATGATGCCGCCGTTGTTCTTGTAGACGCTCTGGCCAAGCCATTTGAACTGCTTGTCACGCGTCCGCGTCTTCTGGTCGATCAGTTTGCCGCTGTCGTCCTTGATTAGCTGGACGTGGACTGGCGTGCCGTCTCGCAGCTTGCCGATGCGGTAGTCGCATTTGCGCAGGGTGTCTTCGGTGATGCCCCGCGCTGTGAGGGCCTTAAGCTCGGTGTCGATCGGTGCAAAGCCCTTAGCGACTGTTGGCGCATCCTCGCGCTTTGCGACCGGACCTGAACCTTTGAATTTCTCTGGGTCATTGCAACTGAAACACCAGCTTCCACTTCCATCATCGTATGTAGCGAACGCGTCCGAGGACTGTCCGCAGGGGCATGGCCCCTTAGTGCAACTCACTCTTTAGTTTCTCCAAGAATTCTCGGGTGATGACGGCGGTCAGGAACGCAACGATGCTCCAGCCAACAAAAAGCAGCCCCGGGAGACCCGAGGCTGCAGCATTTGCGAATGCGACGTCCATCAGAGCGACGTGAACATCGCGTTGACGGTACCGTAGGCCATCAGGCCGACGCCTGAGACCACAAGCATCGCTGTGAGGCCTCCGTCGCTGATACCCACGGCAGCAGTGAGCAGCGAGAGGCCGATGAAGTAGACGTGACGAGCCTTCACGCGCGCACCAACTGGTACGAGGCATACTGGCCGCCGATGCCGTCCATCTTCATTTCGGTCTTGATGGCGTAGCCTGCACGGCGCAGCTTCATGACAACGTCCGAGAGCCGGAACACGTGATACACGAGCATGCTTTCGTTGTTCGTGATCGTGCGGTAGTTGCCCTTGTCGTCCTTGCTCTCCAGGTGAGCCAGAATCTTCCGGCACTGCGGGGACAGCGAGAGGTCGTTCGCAAGGTTCGGAGTGCCGATGGTCAGGGTCTCAGACATTGATGGTCACTTTCTCTTTTTGGGTTTCTGGTACGCCTTGATTTCTTCGATCCATGAATCCGGCACGACCTTCTCGGCCCACTTGAAGCCGTGGTCCGTCGCCCACTTCCCGTAGGAAGTCGGGGAGCCCTTGTAGATGGGCGTCGATGCGCGGGAGAAGATGAAGCGAATGTCCAACTCAGGATGCTGTTGCTTGAGCAGGACGAACTTCTGTCGTTCCTTCACGGCAGCGTCTTTGGTGGAGACGCGGAATTTGCCGCCGGGTACTGCACCACCAAAGCGCCCTTTGGGCTCTAGGATGATCGGGCAACCGTCGAAGGAGAAGTCAGGGAGATACTTAGCCTCTCGCTCAGGCACGATGTACTTGATCCATTGGCTTTCGAAACCAAAGGGCACACCGGCCTGAGTGAGTTTGGCCGCAGCATCCCGTTCGAGGCCTGAGCGAAACTCAGGCTCGATGGTGAGCGCGGGCTTGGACATTACTTAGAACGGAATGTCGTCGTCCGTGTTCGTGTCGGGAGCCTCGGGCGCTTCGGCTTCAGCGTCGTCGAGGTCTTCCGTGGTTTCATCCGCATCACCGCCGTTGTAGGTGTAACCACCCGCCTCGGCTTCGAACTTGTTCAAGACGCGGGTCTTGAGTTCGATGATCTGGATTTGGTTGATGTAGAGGTTGATGCCTCCACCAAAGCCGTCGTAGGCGTTGATAGCGACGTCCGGCTTGATGATCGAGCCGCCGCCAATCTTCACCTTGTTACGCGGGACTTCGTTGCCTGCAGCGTCGACGAACGGGGGCGGATAGTCCTCGCCCGAGGTCATCTGCAGCGAGAGCGAACCGTCCTTCTTGTCCTTCTTCCAAGGCAGCTTGGCGTTCTCGGGGAGACCGTTGGCCTTAAGCTGCTTCTTCAGATACGCGTCGACTTTGCGGTGGTCTTCGTCGCTGAACTTCACGCCGGTGATGTAGCGGCGCTTCTCAGCACCGTTGTTCTTACCGGACGGGGTCTTCGGCTGATAGACGTCAATCTCGTTCAGCTTCGGGAAAACAGCGACGCCTTTGGGGAGGATAACGGAAGTTTTAGCCATTATGAATTGATTGGAATTCTCTTGTGGTGGCTGGCGTCAGTCGCCTGCCTATGCGGTGTAACGCAGCGTGCATTTACGCCACGTCGCTTGAATGTCGCCCCCACTGCACGTAGGGGACTTAGAGACCTTCGGGACCGTGAAGCCCCGAGGGTAAACTGTTGTGCATCGTGGTCCGTCCGCAGCCTGCGCTGCGTCGAACGCCCCTGCGAGACCCATCGCGATGAAGATGACACCGAGGAGCCACGCACCAATGCCGAGAAGGCCGATTGCGTTCTTGCCCATCACTGCAGGACCTTGAAGGCGCTCAGCGGCACGAACTGCCCGTTGGCTTTCACCATGCAGGGCATGTTCATGCTGTAGCGATACTCGACGCCCATGGTCTCAGCCGTGTTGCGACACCGGCCTTCCGCCACAGTGTTGTCGAGCCAGATGGCACCGCCAATGATCAGGCCGATGGCAGTGAAGATGCTGCCAAAGACAATGAGGAAGTCTCTACCGTCCATCGTGAACCTCGTGTGCTGCTTTGCTCAGGCGAGCCCAACGCGTGCGAATGAACATGCGCAGGGCCTGCGGGTTGACAGTGACGCCAAGGTCCTCGCGGACCATGGTGGCGATGCGTTGCTCAGGAGCGATAGGGTTCGCGCATCCTTGATGCTGCGCTATCGCCTGCGCTGCGTAGGCGGCAGCGGCCGATGTGGCGTAACCATCATCTTCACGCATTGCGGTACGCCTTCATGAACTCGCGGTGGAACGTGCGCCGCTGTTCCTTGTCCATGCCGTACAGGTCGAAGACGACCGGCTGGCCATCTGCGCCCTTGACGGTGACGGTCCACAGGCTTGCGCCCATCTTGATGATGACGTTGTTCTTCATACTGCGTATCCTACTGCCTGAGGGACGGGGACGAACGTCGAGTTGGTGACGCGGGAAAGGCGGTGGCTGTACTCGCCGTAGAGCCAACCTCCAGGTACGCGGAGGCGCATGGTGTCAGCGGTCACACGTTCCCAAGCGTGCTTGCCGTTGCCTTTGTATTGCTGCGGACCCTTGGGAGCCTTCTTCTTCTTCGGCTCCTCGACGACCTTCTTGGTCTCGACGAACGGAGTGATGGCGAGCGCTCGGGCGTTGTAGTCGTAGAAGCACCACTCGTGATCGCCTACGCCGTGCCCATCAGACCATGTGTCGAAGCGGATGCGGCGAATATGCGGTCCATCGGAAGGCGAAGGCCTCACGACAGTGCCCACCTCGAATTCAAACTTTGCCTCGCTCTGCGTTCCGGTCACGACAACGCGGTCGCCAGCCGTCAGTGCGGCGAATGTTTTCTTCAACATGTTCACTTGCTCCGATTGTGGAAGAGGTCAGCCAGAAGCTTGTCGCGGGATGCGATAGGTTCGAGCGCCAGTTGAATGAGGGTGTGCTGGAAGTCGTCGCCCCAAATCTTGAGGGCAACCTCGTGGTCGAAAATGAGCGTGTCTGCGCTCGGGACTTCCTCGACGATTTGGAAGTCGAAGCCTTCGCGTTTCTCGACCTTCACGTAGACGAGGTGATGCGCGCAGATGACGTCAGTCACCCCGTAGGCCTCACGGATGATTGCCTTGTACAGTTCGCTGTTCTCAGAGTTCCGGTCGTTCTCGTAAGGGCCCTGCAGCTTGAGGCCAGCGGGCGTAAAGTCTTGAGCGGTGGACATTGAGAGTATCTCCGTGAGGATTGGGGTGACTGGTTATCGAGAGAGGAGAGCGGAACGCAGCAGAGACAGAAGGTCTCCGAGGTTGTCGCCGCCGTAGCGCGGTTCGTGCTTCTTGATGTGCAGCACTTCACCGATGCACTCCGCAGGGATACGCGGAGCACGCCAAGCTTCGGGAGTGCCGAAGTCTTCGTGGAATAGTTCGTCGACCTTGAAGGTCACGAACACCTCGTCAGGAACGTGCAGAACGATGATGATTGGATCACCGCCCATCTCTTCAACTGCGATGTTGGCGAAGTCTTCGGCCTTGTCTTTTGCGAGAGCGACGAACACCTGAGGTCCGCGCTTCGACGAGACCTTCCCGACGCTCATGTGGTGCTCATTGGCCCACTGGTCGCCGCCCTTCGCATGGCCGGGTTCGAGACCCACTGATTTGATGCAGGCAAGGTTGACAGACGAAGTGCCGTGGTAAAGCGTATGCATAGGTGTCCTCCTGCGCTCAAGGCGCGTTGCGATTGACGGTGACTGGTGCTGAATTGCTGGTGGGGTTCTTCTTCACCCGGAGCGCATGAGGCCCAACGCGTAAGTCGCGTCCCCCTGCCATCTCTACCCACCACCGGGTCTGCCTCGTGGCCCTCTCGGGCTTTTAGCTGCGGAGTTCGTCCGCAATCTTGATGTGACGACGATAGACGTCCCACTGCTTCTTGCGGTACGCCTTCATGGCCATGGTCGCGTGCCAGTCAGCAGTGTTGTACTTGTGCATTTCGTAGACGAAGCTCATAGGGTCGTCCTCTTCTGGAATTCTTCGTTGAGTGCTGCCGCGAGCGCATAAGCTTCTGCAGCTTTGATGTCCTTGCTCACGACGTGATACCTACAAACGACATCGGCCCCACTAGGGGACCGAAAGGACGGGATGACGATGTAGGGCTTGAACGGATCAGTCGACGTCATGTTCGGATGCCACCACGGTGATGAGGGAGTAGACGACCATCACCCCGCCGACGATGGCGTAGAGGCCGTGACCTTCGACCATCACAGCGATGAAGTAGGCGACATGCGCCACGCCGTGGGTCGTATGGAACGCCGAGGTGTGCGAGGCGGCGCACAGGCGTTCGTAGAGACGTTTGCGGTTCATTGGTAGTTCAACTCCCTGCTCTGACGAATGCGGCTCTCAAGGGCCTCGGTGTCGATTCCTCGTGCCTCCAACGTGGCGCGGTCGGTGATGGACGGCTCGACGCCGCGCAGCACATCGTTGCGGAAGTTGCGGGCGGCAGAGGAATGCTTGATCTGGAATTCCATGGTGGTCTCCGGGGTGATGGGCCGCAGCCGGGATGGCGTCTTGGCTAAACCCCCTAGGGCTCGGGGGCTAAGTAGTTGATTTTGTGGAAGATGGTGCTTCTCCGAACTATTTTGACACCGGGAAGCTATTTAGTCACGCAAAGGCATAGACAGCGCTCAGCACCTGTTCCAACGGCAGTTCGCCCGGGACCGGCTTAGGAGCCTTCTCAAGCTCTTTGGCCAGCTTGGCGCGTCCCGCTTCCGATAGTTGGGCGTTGGCGTCGTCGAGGAGTTCCTGCAAAACGTCACGATGGAAGTAAATTGACAGGAACTCTTCTCGGATTACCTCGTTGAACAGGTCCGCATCTGCAGGAAGGCAACCAAAGCTGTCATGAACCGTAGCGAAGTCCACGATACCCCGGTCCACAGCGGCGTTCACAGAGGCCTGCAGATGGCTTCCGTCGAGAGCATGCACGAAGTTAGGGGCGACACCGTTGGTCACCTCACGCTTCGCTATGGCCGCGTCGAAGCCGTCCGACAGCATGGTCTCGACCGGGACCCGAACGCCCTTGCTATAGCAAGAAAGCTTGATGACCCGAACGTTCGACGCATGGTACCGGTTGATCCAAGGGAGACCCATGGGGGTCTTCCAGGTAAGCGCCTTGCCTTCGTGAGCCAGTTGCTGCGCCAGCTTCTGCATGAAGGCCATGGCCTCGGCAGGCTTGCTCACAACGCTCTTGATCGCCGCCATCGTGCGCTTGGCGAGATACGACGCGGCCAACTGCTGCTCGGCAAAGGTGGTGCCGAACGGATAGTTGCCCTTGAGGCTCTCAGCGTCGATGGTGTCTTCGACGTGCTGATCCTTCATCCCATTCTCTTTCGAGGAGTAGGCAAAGGTCATCACGTTGCGCTTCACCAGCTTGCGGTTAACGCCGTACTCGATTGCAAGCTGCGCGAGGTCGCCCAACGTAGCGTTAGCCTTGCGGGGCGCGTCAGCGGGACCCTGCGCGTAATACAGGGTGTTGCTGTGCTTGTCGGCCTCGATGCTCTTGAGCGCTGCATCGGCAACCAACTGATAGATATCCTCAGGCGTATCGTTGTTCGTCAGGTTGACGTACTTTCCCTCGGGTGCCCGCGTCATGGCGCACAGATGCTGCAGACCATTGCAGCTACCGTCGAACGCTACCGGGAGGTGGCAGACGTACGCCGGGTTATCCCACGCGTTGACCAACTCACGGCACGCAGCGAGGAACGCGAAGGGCTTGTCGGCCTTGGTCCACTCGGTGTTGTGCAACGGACGCGCAATGAAGTCACGCAACAGGTCAATGTTATCGTTGCACCACTTCACACGTACAGCCATCGGCTGCTTGTCGAGCTTCTGCTCACCGCTCCAGGTATTGGCGACTTGGAGCTTGAGGTGATAGATGCCGCGCTCGCCTACCGGCTTGCCGTTGGCAAACAGGAAGAGACCGCGCACGTAATCCTCACGCTGGAAGTTGAACTGCGTGAGGTAATAGACGCGACCGCGCCAGTCGAGGTTCATCGGGGTGAAGAACTGGTCGACGATCTGCATGCGACGGGCCACGCTCAGGTCGATGTTGAACTTGAGACGTGCAGCCTTGTCGATGCGGTTGCGCTTCTTCTCGGTCTTGATCTGCGCAGCGCGACGGCCCTGCTCGGCCTTGGACATTGCGGCCCATACGTCATCCGGCGAGCGCGGGGTGACCTTCTTGGGCTGCTTCACCGGGACGCCTTTGACCTCGATGCCGAGATGGTCGCATTCCTGGAGGACGCCCAGAAGCCAACCGTTGATCTTGTACGGAACGCTCTGCAGGTTGTTCACGGCGCGCATGACGCCGTCCATCTGGCCGGTGCGGATCGCGTGCTTGATCGCCGCCACGGTTTCCTTGTGCAGCG